ACATCCCCGTGGCACAGATTAAATTTTCCGTTTGTTCTTCCCGATTTTTTTAATAAAATCACAGTTTATTAAAATTATACCGCTTGTATTAAAAAAGAATAGGGTTAACAAAGTGTAAACTCCGTTGCGATTTTGTTAAAAATTTTTTGTTTAATAATTGTTGATACAAGTTGAAAAGAAATAGTTGACAAATTGAAAACTATGTGTTATAATAAAACTGTGGAGGTGATTACATGAGTAACTATGTAATGTGCGTGAACAGTGGCAAGATATATAATACCGCCCAGGACGCCGCCGACGATACCGGCGTATCAAAATCGGGCATTAGTTTAGTACTCTCCGGCAAGCGTGCCGGCTGCAATGGATATATATATATCTACGTGCCGGCGGATCAGAGCAGCGGAGACTATCAGCAGATCAGGGCGGCAGCGTTGGCGGATCTTCTGAAGATCACCAACCTGAACGGCTGCCGCATCGAGCTGCCGAATCAGTTCGGCGGAGACGCTGCCGCCGATCTGTATTTGTAAGGCGGTGAGCGTATGGCAAAACGTAAAAAGACATTTGTTTACGTGCCGCAGGTAGACAAGATCTATAACAGCATAGCGGACGCTGCAAGAGCTTTGCAGGTGGACGCCGGCAATATAAGCAAGGTGCTAAAAGGCAAGCGTAAGACCGCCGGCGGCTTTAGCTTTATATCTGCAACCGGCAAGGGCGGCGGCAAAAAAAGGAAAAGCACGTTGCAGCGTCAGGCGGCTGCGTTAGTGCCTGCGGATCCTCTGGAACGTAAACGGCAGCAGCTCCGGGAAAGTGTAACGGCTGCGAACAAGCAGCTAAAACGCTTAAAGGACGCCGGGCTTTATGATTTTTCAGCGGCTGCAAAAAATATCCTGGGCTTGGCGGACGATCTCGGCAGGTCTTCCGCCGGCTACATCGCAACATCGGGAAAACGCTTTGAAAATCTATCAGAAGCTCAGATAGACAAATATCTTGAAGTGCTTGACCGAAAAAAGAAACAAAGATCCTATACCGTCGAGGGAGCAACCGCCGAGGCTGAAAGACTCGCCAACAACTTTGGCACAACTGCACAAAGAATTATTGATCTTGCTGACGGTATGCCGCTATTTTTTAATATCTTGAAAAATCTTGCTAAAGATGAAACAAGTGATAAAGTAAGAGAAGAAATTGACGCTTTTGATGATCCGGACGCAACCGCCGAGGATTTTTTACAGCAGATGCTCAACATAAGCAATACAAGATCTTTGTTAAATGCAATAACCGATACGCTCGGCGGTGATGATTTTTATATGCTCGATAAATTTTTACCAGTCCGGGAAGATCTTGCAGCTTTAGCCGAGGCTTACAGCGTAAACCCTGACGGCTTAGATGATACAGTGGAGACGGTACGCAACTACATATCAAATAGCTTATATGTTGATGATGTAACAGACGTATTAGACTATATAAGGGACGATATACAAGAGGCACTAAGGGGGCGTTAAACGTGGCTATATGGTATAATAACGCAGATTTTACGCAGTACTGCGAGCCGGCACAGGTTCGCCGGGATCGTAAGTACTCCGAGATCTTGGCGGCTATTGATTTTGAATGGTCTACGCTTACAGATCGCAAGCCGGCTATATCCTTTATGTACTTATGGACTTTAAGCATCGAGGATATAACAGTATACGGCAGGACGTGGGACGATCTCCGGGAATGCTTGCTTAATATTCAATCAGACTTAAAGCTAAATAAAAATTATCGCTTAGTGATGTACGATCAAAATATGAAAGTAGACTTTGCTTTTTTTAAGACTCAGCTTGAAATATCAATCCGGGACAAGGAATTTTTAAGCCGAGACACTCACAGCGTGATAAAATGTGTTGTAAATGATTGCTTTGAGCTGCGAGATTCGCACGAGCTGACGGAAAGACCACTTGCAGCAATGGGCGATATCGTCGGGCTGCCTAAGATCGACGACTACGACTACAAGAAGATCCGCCACAGCTCAACGCCGTTAACAGCTCATGAAATCGAGTACGCAGGACGAGACACAGAAATAATTATAGCTTATCTTCGCCGGGAGATCGCAAAGTATGGCAGCGTGAAAAGTGTACCGCTCACCGGTACAAGAGTAGTAAAAAATCAGATCTGGGAAAATTATAAGAGCTTTGGCAGCATCGTATCAACTCGAAAAAATCAGTTGCACGACACGCCGGAAGATATGGAGATGCTGCAACGTCTTATCCGGGCTTACTTCGGAGCGTTTAACTACTGCACAACGATAGAGGACAACAAAGTTTTTGATGATATATTGTCTGTAGATATCCAAAGCTGCTACGGCGGTCAGATCTTGCTTAATCGTTTTCCAATCAAGAGATTTAAGCCGGCACAGATCCCGGCGGATTGGCGGACGCTGCTGCACATGGATAAGTATGCGTATATCGTGACCGTCAACGTTAAAAATCTTTGTAACATCTATCCACGTATCGGCTTTTTGCCTTATAACAAAGAGTGGCATTTGAGCGGCGAGGAGCTGCAAGGCAACACGATTTTAAAACTTAAATCCGGAATACTCACTTTAACGGACGTGGATTTTAAACTCATGTGCGATTTTTATACTTTTGATGCGGACAAGCTCAAAATAATAGATTTGCACATATCAAAATATGCTCCGCTGCCGGGTTACATAGTAAAAACGGTAGTTGACAACTACATCAAAAAAGTGCAGGCTAAAAAAGTGATAGCAGAGATAAAAAAAACTCGTCAGCCAACAGCCGACGAGGAAAACGAATATCAGATAGCTAAAACAAATGTATCTCGAATTTATGGCGTATTTGTACAGCGTCCGCTCCTGATAGATTACTACTTTGACCGGGAGACAGGCAAAGTAAAAGAGCGTAAGGACGAAAACGGCAAGCCGGTTTATCGTTTTACAAAAACGGATCACGATCCGGTGTTGTATCAGTGGGGCGTCTGGGTTACAGCTTACGGACGCCGGGAGATACTGCAAAATTTTGCCGCCGTCGGATTGTATAGGGACACCGACGGCGACGGATACAACAAAGATAGCGTTTTGTATGCAGCAACGGACAGCTTGAAATTTAAATTTGATGTTGAGTCTATAAACATTATAAACGATTATAACCAAAGTGTCAAGCGGAAATTGATGTACTTTTGTAAGATGTACGGCTATAAATACGAGGATTTAGAGGGAATAGGAGAATTTGAGATAGAACACTATCAGCAGTTTAAAGCCGTTGGCGTCTCGAAATACTGCTATGTAGATGATAACGATGTTTTTACGGCGAAAGTTTCCGGACTCTCACGAGATAACAAATATTTTGACCAGTTTGAGACCAACGCCGAAAAGATCGACGCTTTACAGCCTGATATGATGATACCGGACTATCTCGCACAGACTCGGAAGACCACATACTACGACACGCCGTACACGGCGAACGTCGTTGACTATCTGGATAACGCCGCCGAGGTTTCGGAACGGAGCTATTGCGTACTTGGTATACAAAAATTTGATTCTCGCCCCATGTCCGGCGATTTTATGGCAAGAGTAACAAAAGCAGATATCTATACTGCAACAACTCCGACAAAAATTTTATAATCGCTTGACAAACTGCATAACACCCGGTATAATATAATTGACTAATTGTAATATATCGGGGGTGTGCAGCGTGTCGTATTACAGTTATAAGGAGATCGACGAGACCGGGGCAGCGTATCGGCTTGTGATCGGGCAGAGATCCAACGGTAAAACCTTTGGAGCGATCCGCAAAGTGATAGACTGTTATCTCTCTACTGGCATACCGTCGGCATATATCCGACGGCTTGAAGAACAGATTAAAAAAAAGAACCTCGAAGACCTCTTGACGCCGCACTGTAACTATCTGATTGAGAAGACCGGCGGAGAGTGGAACGCTTTTGCATACCGTTCCGGGGCGTTTTACCTGGCTTTATATGTGCCTAACGCTGCCGGGCGTCTGATCCTCAAAGCAAAAGACAAAAATCCTATTTTGCGTTGCTACGCTATAAACAACGCAGAAAATACTAAAGGTCAGGACGCCGGCGAAGTAAAGTATATCATTTTTGACGAGTTTATTACTCGTAAGTACTACTTACGTAATGAGTTCGTGCAGTTTCAAAACTTGCTTTCTTCGATCATCAGAGACCGCCCCGGCGTTGTTATCTATATGCTTGCTAACTCCGTTAATAAATATTGTCCGTATTTCTCGGATATGGGGATCAAGTCAGTTGCAGATATGCAGCAGGGTACTATATCAGTGTATCAGCTCGGACAGACTGATAAAAAAATCGCTGTCGAGTATTGCAGCATGATCGACGACGACACAAAAAAAGAAGTATCAACATATTTTGCATTTGATAACCCACAGCTAAAAATGATATCTTCAGGAGCTTGGGAGATCGCACTGTATAGATATCCGCCGGACGATATGGCGGATTATGATATAATCTTTAGCTTTTTTGTGTGCTATGCTGATAAGATCGTGCAAGGCGATATCTATATGTATAAGGGTTATCCGCTGATCGTCTGGCACAAAAAAACTACACCACTAAAACACCCGGAAAAAGACTTGATCTACTGCGAGGACGTCACCGACGGCAATCCCCTGCATCAGATCGAGCTTGCAGCCGGCAGCACAAAACCGCATAAGCTGATCCGGCAGCTCATACGGGAGAACAAGACATTTTTTGACCATAACGACACCGGCGAAATAATAAACAACTGGTTAAAATTTGCAATGCAGAGCCACGTATTAAAGGCATAGGGGGGAGAGCATGAGCAGCAAGCAGCGAGGGGCAAGACCTAAAATCAACTTTGAGGATTTTTGCACGCAGTATCACGTATTTGACGAGTATTTGCAGCCGTGCGAGTATCTCGATTATACAACCGTATACATACACTACTTTAACAACTTGCTCTCTTTGGTATATCGTATAATCGATGTTGAGGGGCTGCCGGAGTCCTGCGACCTTACATTTTTTAAGTACTGCGTATTTTTAAAAGGTAAGTGCGTATTTTTTAAAGACGATGACGGGCGGCTGCTGTCTCTTTGGGGTACGTACAACGATACCCCGGACGTGTACTATATACCGGAGTATATGCAGATCGACAACCCAACGTTTAACCATTCTTACTTTAGACGACGTGGCGAGGATTGCGAGGTAGTCTACTGTCGGGATCTCGACCGGTACACCGGCGACGTTAACGGCGGCTTGTATAGTCTGATACACGTTACAGCGTCATTGCTTGCAGATAACGCTATATCGTTATCTGTAGCACAAAAAAACACACGCTTAACCGTGCTTTTAGGATCTGACGACCAACAAACGACCAACTCGGCGGAGTACGCTATGCGTGAGATATACGCCGGACGTCCTTATAAAGTCGCACAAACTAATTTGATCGGCACGCTGCAAGGCATACCAATGAGCAGCACCGCCGGCAACCGTTACATTAACGACCTGATCGCCGCAGAACAGTATATATATGCTAAGTTTTACGAGCAGATCGGACTATCAACGCACGATCAGATAAAAAAAGAGCGTTTGATAACTGGAGAGATCAACGACAATATTGATTTAGCATTTTACAATATAAATAATATTATCGTCTCTATCAATGAGGGCTTAGAGCGAGTTAATAAAATGTTTGGTACTGATATACGTGTATATATCAATCCCATTATAGTGCAGCAGCTTACCGGCGGAGCTGCTGCGGAAGATCCGGCAGAGGATCAGACCGACGACCAGAGCGAGGACGCCGCAACGTCTTCCGCTGCCGCCGATCCAGAGCCGGCAGCAGAAGAAGAACCGGCGGAAGATCCTGCGGAAGATCCTGCGGAAGATCCTGCGGAAGATCCTGCACCGGAAGAAAAAACCACGGAAGACGGGGAAGAACCGGAGCAGCAGCAGCCGGATATTGATATAAATGTATCTGTAGCTGTTGGCGACGCTGCCGCCGATCCAGAGCCGGAAGAATCCGGGACAGAGCCGGCGGAATCCGGGACAGAGCCGGAAGAATCCGGGACAGAGCCGGCAGAATCCGGGACAGAGCCGGCAGAATCCGGGACAGAGCCGGAGCAGCAGCAGCCGGATATTGATATAAATGTATCTGTAGCTGTTGACGCTGCCGCCGATCCAGAGCCGGCAGCAGAAGAAGAACCGGCAGAAGATGCTGCGGAAGATCCTAAAAAGTGAAAACACGTCAGCAAAGACGATAAAAAAACCCTCCGTTGTAGGTATGGCGGTAACTACAACGCATAGCCGCACAAGCTCCCTTGCCGGTTGTGAGGGGCGACGACCGGCAACAAAAAAAGTCGCTTGCAGCGGAGACGCTGCAAGCGTGGATTGAAAATATTTAGATTAAAATATCAGATCTAAAGGCTCGTTTATATCGTCGTCTGGATCAGCTAATATAAAACTTTCATAGCTGCGGCAAATGTCGGGATATGGTACATCTATATCATCGCAGGGGCAAAACTCGCAATAATCTATGTCGTTTGCCGGGTAGTCGCCGGGCTTGATCTGATAGGGGCACCCGATGTAATCCATGATATCACCCCCTAACCCATGCGGAACAGTTGACAAGCTCGTCATACTCTGCAAGTCTGATGTTGAGCAGCTCCGGGCAGTACTCCAACGCAGATCCGATAAACTCGGCTGCGTCAGAGTTTGGGGCGTTGGTCTTGGGGATCGTTACGGGGTTAGTTAATTTAATAGTCATAATGTACTCCTTTGCCCGTTCCGGGCGTCGTGGTGGTTATCGTCTGCGGCGGGCTTGTGACCGCTCTTAGCCGCATTACCGGGGGAGTTGTCCCCCGTCACTCTGCGTTACGCTAAATGTTTTCTGTAAAAAAGTCCAGCGTAAGAACTTTCACAGTCTTCCCACTCACAGCCGTTAGCGGTATAGTCAAGCGTCCCGTTTTCAAATGCTGCTATAAGTTCTTTTTCTTCCTCGTCTGATAGATCCCAGTCAACTATGATTGCTTGATCTGTTTTAAAGTCTTCGACGATGTAAAAAGTCATAGCATTAGATTCAGCTTTATAAAGATGTTTCATAAAATCCTCCTTGCCTTTCGGCGGTCTTGGTTTATCTCTTTATTATATTATAGCAAAAAGTTTTCAATTTGTCAACCCCTTTTGCAAAAAAAGTTTGCATTTTGAAAACTTTTAGAAAGTAGGTGATAGCATGGCTTTAGTATTGCGTGGGCAGCTCCGCCGGTGGTCTGAGATCATGGAGTCATTGCAAGGCTCAACACTTTTTGATTTTTTTAATGATGTGTTAGAGTTGTTAGATCTTCCGGCGGATCAGGCAGCGGCGTATTTTTTGATTGATTACGAGACCGCACGCACCGATTACACAGATCAGTATATACCAATCATTTTTGATATGGTATGGAGGACTAACAAAAAAAAGTATCTTGCTATGGCTGCGGCGGTCAACGCCGAGTATAACCCACTTTATAACGTCGATGCAACCGAGAGCTACACCGACACCCGGACGCCTGACTTGACGACCACGACGCAAAGCACCGGCAGCAGCTCCGGCAGCGTCAAAAATAATCAAACACGGACGACGACCGACAACCCCGGCAACTATGCGGAGATCACCGACAGCCGGCGAGATCCTTATGACGGCAGCGGACTGCGGACGGATCAGCAGACCGAGACACACGCAACCGGCAGCCGCTCGACCGTCGAGAGTTACGCCGGTGATCCGGACACCACAAGCAGCACAAGCACCGGCAGCGGCACGACACACGCCACCGGATCGGAAGTTATCGAGCATGAGCTGAGGAGATACGGAAATATCGGCGTTACAAGCTCACAATCTCTTATAGAGCAGGAGCTTGCACTTGCCGAAAAACGCAACATTTTTAAAGTAATCGAAAAAGACATTGCAAAAAAGTTATTTTTGCAAGTCTGGTAAATCTGAAAGGAGTTTTGAAAAAATGGAAGTATCGCAGATATCTGAATTTTTGGGAACAGTATATGGTGAAGTCACCGGCAAGACGGACGTTGTAGCGGAAAACTTAACGAACATCGTTGACGTTGGTGAGGAGCTTTTGAGCCAGAACTACCGGGAAAAATATGTAAACGCATATATCAACCGCATTGGACGTATGGAGTTTGTAGACCGCCCTTATCAGGGAGCAGCCCCGGATATAAGCCGCAAGGCGTGGGAGTGGGGCAGCATCATGTCAAAGAGCCGTACAAAGGACTTTACAGCCGTAGATAATCCGGCTTGGTCTCTTGTCGCCGGCGAGACTGTGGATCAGTTTGAATATAATCCCCCGGAAGTACAGCAGACGCTCTACAATGATATGATAACTTGGGAGATTGACGTTTCTTTTGTTAATCGTCAGGTTAAGCAGTCTTTTGCAAATCCCGGCGAGTATGACAGATTTATGTCTATGCTCCGCACGCAGTCACAAAACAACAACGTCCAGAACCTCGACGAACTTACAATGCGTTGCATCAATAACTTGATCGGTCACAGAATCGCCCGGAACGTTTCTATAATTGATGTCGGCACACTCTACAACACTATAAAAGGCACAAATTTAACTCTTGAGGCAGCCCCGTATGATAAGGAGTTTGGAAGATTTTTAGCATATCAGATCATGCTTTACAAGTCGAGACTCCGCAAAAAAACGGCTAACTTCTCGGATAATGCCGAGGGGTACACAACATTTACACCAGAAGACTATCAGCACACGATTTTACTTGATGTGTTTAGTGAGTCAATGAAAGTATACTTACAGAGTGATACATTTAACGAGGATCTCGTTAAAATCGGCAAGTATGATACAGTGTCTTGTTGGCAGGGTACGGGACAGGGTACAGGCTACAACATGGACGATATCAGCCGCATAAATGTAACCGTCTCCGGACTGCCGGCAGCGTCGGCAAC